TGAATTTCACTTTCTTGCAAACGACGATACAAACGATTGTGCTTGCGATTTTCCATTGCAGGAGCAACCATGGCAGCAGGACTGTTCATAGCCTGCTGGAGAGCGGTTTTTTGTTTGTTCATTTCTTCTATCTGCTTTGTAATCGCTGCAATCTGATCGGTCAATGCTTTTTTACGTTCTTGTTGGGCCTGTGCTGGATTAACAGGTGTAGTTGACCCTGAAGTGGCAGGAGCAATTGTACCGGCTTGCATTGGCATGACATCTTCGTGCATCTTCTTGGTCAGCACTTGCTCAAGCATGATCAATTTTAAATAGGTGGGATTTTTTTCACTGTTATGAAATTCTGGAGTCTTGCGATGTTCTTGCACCAGGCCACGCACACGACCAAGTAGATCGCGAGTCTGTCTACGGCTGATAGTACTAAGGCGTATACGACCACCAAAATAACTTTCAAATACCTTAGCGGCTTGTTTTGTTGGGCTTGCGGCCAGTTCTTGCAGTTTCATTGTCTAATCCTCGTTGTTGATAATATTTAGCCTGATTGACACAATTGGCCAATTGAAGTTCAAGTTGCTTTTTCAGTATTATCTTGCCTTCCAGCTTGATTTCAATGTCTTCACGGAATTGGGGTCGAGTGCTACGATCACCTATAGCGGCTCTTACGGCTATGTCGTTGGTGATATGTCCCAATTTTTGATCCAATCTATGTAAATCACGTGCCAGTGCATATGATTTGTTTTTGTCGGCTATACACCAACTTAGTGCATTACGAGTATTAGTAAACACACCCACATCAGTTGCTGCGCACGACACGTGGTATCCGTCGGATCCAGGTCGTATAACATAACGCCCAAATGCTTCATATTCACCATTGTCATTTTGGAAAATCATCTGGTCCATCAAGACACGGAATTCCTGTCGGAAAATCCGGTCAAATTCCTGTTCTGTATTCATTTAATAACGTAGGTTGCCACAAGCCAAGCTATGGTTCCAATCAAGGTACCAATGATACCAACACCCCAGGCAATCATTCTGTCGGTGGATTTTTCATGCAGGCTGTTTATGGTGATTTTGACTTCTTGTAGCATTTCGCAAAGATGTGAGATATTTGTGCCCATGGCCACCATCTTGTCTTCTAGTGCATTGTATCTTTCGGCGCATAATTCAACGTGCGCTTCCAGGCTCTTTTTTTCAATTTCTGTTGTTCCACTCATGATTTTTCCCAGTTCATTTATTTACCGTGATTGGACTAAACCAAATGTTTTGTCTGGGCCCAGAAGTCACAACCACGGACGCTAGTTCTCTACGGTTGTCAAGATCTGTCAGCATGGGCACACCGTCTGCATCGCTATACAACACGGCCACTGGGTCAGCATCAGTGCCGTATGCTCCCGGAGTTTCAGTTTCAAATTCAAAACTCCAACTGGATCCTTCGCGCTCGGGCACAGTTGACTCGACCTGTGTTCGCATGCCAATGATTTGATTTACAGTTTCCCAGTTGCGTTGTTGATTCCTGGATCTGTTCCAATCTGCAACATCTTGAATGGTATTGCCAGCACGATCTTCAAAAGGCACTCGCGACAATTTAAAGTATCCAGTGACACCAGTGGCGGTAATATCAAACAAAGTGGTGCAGGAGAATCTCATTGATTAGTAGTTAGCATCGAGCGTGTATTTAATGCCAAAGAAAAACCCCAGGTTTTTAATCTGGGGTTGATCAACGACGAAAGTCGTGCTACTGACTCGATTAAGAGTAGTATGTACCTTGAGTGACGAATGTTGCTCGTGCAAACACGTTAGCAGTTGGAATACCAATAGTTGCTGTGTTAGCTGTTTGAGCAGCAGCAACTAAAGTAGCTGTGTCATAAGCAGCAACAGGATACAATGCAATAGCGATGTTTGCGTTTTGTGCACCACCAACTTGATACATTGCAACTGTTGAAGTCTGTTGAATTGCTTGTAGAACGTTAGAAACAAAGTTAGAACCACTAGCAATTCCACCTTGACCAGTTAAAGCAGCGTTAGCCACCACTGTGAAAAAGTCTAATTTAGGACCTTGGAAGTTGGTAACTGCGGCGTTAGCCACGTTAGATGATTGTGCTGGTGTACCATTAAGTACGTCTGTTGCGAATACCGGTTGTGCGCCACCGGAAACTACGGTTATATATGCCATTTTAAATCTCCTTTATGTATGGACTCAGAGGTCCTACTATTATTTATGATCTGGAGTAAAAAATCAAGTTTTGGGTTGTTGATCTGGATTGTTTTTGGCACGATTGGCGCTGGTAAATCCACCTGCTAGACGGTTCACAGCCTTGGAGATACCAGCCGGAGTTGCCATTACCCAGCCTTCTTGCCCGGGATGTTGTAGATCCAGCTGTCGTAGTATGTCCATCTTGATGTCGTGTAGCAAGCCCCAGGCTTCAAATGCCGCGGCCATGCCTTCCAGATTGCTACGTGGGCTTTGTAGGTATTCTACTATGTTGGCAAACTTTCTTGGACTCTGTGTGCTTTCGAGCCAAGGTCCAAAGCCGGCAATCAAGTTGTCAAAGTCAGTGCCTACTCTGCTATTAATATAATCAATGCACAGTTTAGGCAAGTCGGTGATTTGCAAGGCTCGCAGTTCTGCTGGATTGAATAGGCCATCTATGGCCGACCCTGATGTTTTGTATACGTCTCTTAGGGCTTGTACCAAGTTCTTATTGGGCCGCACATTTTCTTTGGCATACACAGGTTCTAGTAACAACAATCCTGGAACACGTTTGAAATCAATGTTACCGATTGATTCTTTTGGCGCACCCGGTTCAGCGTACTTGGTATGCATGGCAATGCCAACTTCGCTATTGCCGATACGTTTTCCAACGTCACTGGCGATAGGAATCCTGTAGGTAATAGCATTGGGAGTAAACACAAAATTGCCAGCATCTTCTGGAGGACGATCAGTGTATAACAAATCACCTTGTACATAGCCACGGAATGTCTTGGGCAATGCGGCACTTAATAAAGGCCATAATTTTTCATATATGGGACCAAGATACTCAACTCGCCCGGCTGGCTTGCCTTTGGCGGCTGCATCTTGATCGCGTTGTGCTAATAGTCCAATTGCTTGCCGTGGGCTGGTAAACAGGCCATTGTAACCTTTGGCGCCAAAGCCAGACACATCAGTTAGGACAAAAGTTCCGTCTGGATCACGTCCAAATACCAGGGCTGGCTTGCCATCCCACTTGACTGTGGTAGTGGCACCAGTGTTCTCTGCTGTGTTCTTTACTATGTCCATGGCCTTTTTAATACCTGCGCTACCGTTACGGAACACATAGTCTTCTAGATGTTCAATGCCCTTGGCACGACCACCTTGTACTTCAGCTTCTACTATGACCTGCATGCCTTGATTGACTATGCGATCTCGCAGTCGGGCCAGGAAGTTTACTTCGTTGTATTCTTGATAAGGATTGACCACGGCACTTTCCATGAATGGAATGCCTTCACGTTCCATGTGTGCTCGAAAGTCAGCTAGTTTGGCGTCACGTTTGGGATCTGTGCTTATGGCCTGTAGTATGCTTTCTACACTGGCTAGATCTTGGCGTGTAGCAGTTTTGTTTAGGAGTAATTTGGCAACTCGATCTGGATCATCAGTGATTAGTTTGTTTGTGGCTCTATCAGCAATACCAGCCACTTGATTCAGTTTGTAACCCATACTCTTGGCAAGACTGTTCATTAACACATTACGTTCGCGGCCTTTGAACTTGCTGTCTGCTGGCATGGCTCCTAGCACAAACTTTGACCAAGGCACATTGTTCATCAGCATAAAATCAGTTTGCACATACCCAAGATCAGGTCTTCCTGTGATGGGTGTTTTAAAATGTACTGCTGTGCCTGACTTCTTGACCCATTCCTGTGGCTTGAAGCCGTGGCTGATGGCCCATTGTTCCAGTCTGTGTTGCAGTTGTTCTTTGGAGACCCGGTTGGCATCCACGGCGATATCTAGATCACCCGACGTGTCTTTGATACCAGTACTACCTAGTGTATTGTTCAGTAGATCCAAGCCTGGGACCAGTTGTTCTAACCAGGCCAGAGTAGGTTTGACATCGGCTTGATTGATACGCTGTGTGAGCGCACGCCCGTCGGCATCTTTGAATACATTGCCACCTTCAAAAATGTTCATTATCTTGATCTCATTGCTTGTATTATTAGCTTGTCCCAGAAGTCGTTTCCAGTTTTTTGGGGATCAGGTCCACCAGCTTGATCAGCCAAGGCACCCAAGTTCCGTAACTGGGTTGTAGTCAATCCGGTCTGGACCGGTTGACCTGGTTGACCTGGTTGACCTGGTTGACCTCGTCGAGCCTGATAACGTAAATTGTTTCCGCCACTGGTGCGCCGATCCCAATCAATCACATGATTGGCTGCAGTGGCCAATGCAAAAATATCGTGTAGGGATTTTTGCTGGGCTGGAATATCTCCATTCAAACTGACCACTTGATTTATTAATTTTTCTATTCTGAGTTTTAGTTCAGGAACACCGGCTTCCACTGTTTTTAAATCAATGGTGCCCAGTTGGCTGTCGATCCATGTCCTTATATCCTTGGATAAATTTAAATTAGCTTTAGCTACATCAGGCGAGACAGGCGAGAGTTGTCCTGCCATGTTAGAAAATGCCTGTGCGCCATCTTCCTTAATTCCTTTTCTAGCAGCAGATTTAATTGCCAGCTTGTCTGAAGCGGTTTGCTGGAACGCTGGCTTGGCTTTTGCGGCATCAGCGGCAGTTTTAATTTGTGCATCTTCTGCATTCTTGGCGGCATTTGCTTGTTGCGTAGCGGCCATTTGCTGTTGTGCCTGTTTTTGGCCCGCTTGTCCAGCAACCTGTTTAATTGCTGTATTTTTCTTTAATTGGTCCAGGTCCAACGATTGACCTTGTGTTGTCGGGATTGCTGGTTGTACAGTTGGTTGTACAGTTGGTTGTACAGTTGGTTGTACAGTTGGTTGTACAGTTGGTTTGGCTGTATGGCGAACGGTTCGCGCAGTTGTAGTTGCTACCCCTCCGGTACTGGTAGGCGTGTTTCCGGGTGTTCGTTTGCTTGCAAGAGTTTTTGCTTCCTCAGGCCATTTGGCAACTATGCCGTCAATCCACTGTTTAGCGACTGGATTTACTTTTAATTTAGCCAAGGCTGAGTCCAGGGTGGGTTTTTTATCTAGTCCGTCTTTTTTGCCTTGTGCTATAGCTTTTGCGGCATAATCTTGATATCTGGCCTGTTGGGCTTCTTGATCGGCCTTTTGATTTATTAAACTTTTGCCGCCAGTCTTCCATGCTGATTTGGCCTGTGCGAACACACTGTCAGGACCAACCCAGTCAACTTCATCTAGTCGGGTTTTTTTGGGCTGGGTTAGTTCATGAATTTGCATCAGTTCGTCTCACTGTTCTTGTAAACTTGGCAGGATCTCTTAGTTTGATAGCATTGATCAATTTACGCTGTAGGTTTTCAGCCTGTTCTGCTGTGTAACTTGAATCTATTTGCTCAAGCAGGCGTATGGCGCTGGCAATGATGTTTGCGGCACGATTTTCGATAACATGACGCTGATCACGCTCGGCGTATAGTGTTTCTAATTCTTCGAGAATGCTACGGGTTTTCTTTTGCATACGGGTCAGGACCTTTGTATTATTTATTGTTTTTGTCCACATATATCATCACAAATAACCAAACGGCCGTGCTTGTATTTGTCAATGGCCCAACTCTCTTCTATAGAATTAAACCATTTTATACACTCTTCTATTGGATAGTTTAATGCATTATTTTTCACAATCAATGGTGTTAATTGGGCATTAACTGCTTCATGATATTGTCCACTACCATAGGTTTTAGGGTAAAAACCAGTCCAACAACAAGGACTAACATCACCGGTAGCAGAAATATATATTGATTTTAAAATTTTAGTTTTACAACTGATAGACTGTGCAGGCACTCGATCTATTGTAATATCTTCAAGTAAAATTTGATCTGTTTTTTTCTTGTGGAACAATATTTCAAAACTTTTTTCACCAGTATAATTTCCTAATAAATGAGTCAAATTTCCATTTTTATCAAATACTGGGGCAGTATCACGTCCTTCATTAACCATGTAAAACTGTTTGAATCCAATATCTTTACTCATTTCTTGACATTGAGAAATTTGATGTGAGTTATGATCAAACTTAATCATTTTCCAAAGTGCGTATCCGCCTGACGCAATAAATGTTTGAGCATTACGAATTACCGTCTTCCATACGGTATTTTGTCTGTATAAATGATGCGTATCTTCTAGTCCATCAAGACAAAACGATACCCGTACTGGAGTTTTTGCTAATTGTATCCAGAACCTACTATCTCTTGCACCCCCGTTGGTACTGATAGTAACCAACAATTTTGGATTTATACTAAAAAAATAATCAACAATATCTGCTCCCTCTGGGTTCATTACAATGTCGCCAAAGTTACCATTGATACGTATGCTTGTTAATTGAATTAAAAAATCTGTAGTAAAAACTTTTTTAGCGTGTTCTAATGTAAAGTTTATTTCTGGGTATCCTCCATTATAAGGATATCCCCAAAATGTTCTGGGACACCAGGGACAACTAGCATTACATAGACTAGAAATTTCTAAATGAACATCCAGAATGTCTTGATATTCTATCATGACGTTTTAATTTGTCCCAAAAGTTGTTTTAATTTAGCACTTTGTACGTCGGCTGTAATCTTACTAATTTCACCAGTGGTCTGATCTACTGTTTCTGTTGGAGTAACTCTGCTTTGTGCCTTGATACTTTCATAGATGTTGGGCTTTTTAAAGCCTCCTCCAGTCTGTTCATCTTCGCCTGGATCCGTGATACGCATGGTTTCAATGTTGTAGTCCAGGTCAATCTTCATGCCCACACCTGTACTGCTTCTTGACTTCATGCATTGTATTTGATATTTGCCACGTTCTTTCATGGCCCTGCTTGTAAAAATACCAAACACATTGTCCGCAGTATTGATCTTGCTTATACCACCTGAAATATGGCTATGATCAAACTCCACTTCCTCTACTGCACTACGATTCAACTGTGACGCAGTCACAAATAACACATTGAGTTCTTTGGCCAAGTTCCGCAGTTCTTCACTCACATACTTGTCTTTGACAAACAGATCATTTGGACTAACCTTGGCCGACACTGGCATCAGCAAGTCTAGATAATCACACATGACAAAGTCTACACGGATACCAGTCTGTACTTGCACTTCTTTTATATAACTACGGATGTCATTGATTGTGCTCTGCGCTGGTATGGCCTTGATTCTATACTGTCCAGCCTTCTTACTGACCAGTTTAACTTTCAGTTCTGTTTGGTCAATGTCCTTGCGTATTTCTTTTGTGCTCATTCCAGCCAACATGGCATCAGTCCTTAGGGCACACAGTTCTTCGCTTAATTCCAAACTGATATACACTCCACTTAGACCGGCCTGGAGCCACGATAATGCTATGTTCATCATGACCAGACTCTTGCCCGATCCCGACCCACCAGCAAAGATGTTGAGTTCTCCGCGACTGAATCCACCATACAAGATACGATCCATCTGTGGCCACCCTGTGCTGACTTGCCCACCTGAATTAAAATACCGGTCTATTCGAGCTCTTGGATCAGCCCAGTAGTCTGTGCCCATGTCCTTGGTCAAGCTGATCTGCACTGCATCTTTGATCAGTTTTTCTACCGGATCATACTCGCCTTTTTCCAGCAAGTCTGCACTCTTTAAAATTGCACGTTCTAGTTCTTGGCGTCGGGTGAATGCTTCAAACTCTTCCATGAACCAGTCAAAGTGCCCTGCGTTAAGATCAGGAATGTGTTGTAGTCGAACCCCTGTTGTTGCGCCGATCTGTTCAGCAGAAGGCAGTGTTTTATGATCATTGCTGTGCCGGGCAATGAACTCAGCCGCTGGTCTGAGACTACGATCAAAGTTTTCTGGATTATAAATGTTCTGCACACGCACATAACTCTCTGCGTCTTGCAACATCATTTCTAAGAATAGTCGTTGGACATCAAGTCCGTAATCTTTTAACAAAGTTTGTTCCTTTGCATAGTTGGTAGTAATGAGTTTTCAAAAAAATATTTGTTTCCTGCTGGACCATGGTGTCCCTCGGGCATGTCAGAGTCAGCTGGCCTATTGACACCAATGTTGATGCCATGGTAAGTATCTTCGAATAATATGCATTTCTGATGATTCATACAGTAAGGCAATACAAAATTGCTAGGACCCCATATGTTATTTTTATCAAAGTCTTTGCTTAAATTAAGTATCATGTAATTTGCATTGATGCTGTCTAACCATTTAGTTAGAAAAAATACTGTTCTTAATACTTGAGTTTCTAACCAAGAACGGTCGTGATGTATAATCAATTCTTTATCTGTACCGTAATTTTGCAACGATACCAACCCACGATGTACCGCTATATCAAACGGTTGATCTTGCCAGGTCTGTGTATCAATTGTATGTCCTATATATTCAGTATTTTTGTGATTGTCAAACACCGTGATTCTTTCCAACGGAGGAACACCAATTAATACAAGATCTGTGTTCCACATTATTTCGTTTTGTAATCCAACTACTAACTGGCAAACAGCATCAAAACTATTGACAGGTCTGGAACAGTTTTTAATTGTGCGAATGCCAAGATATGAGGCTAGCAGTCCCCAAAAACTATCGTTGGGCTCTACACAAAGACCTGGCGTGGTATAGCTATCACCAAATACCCAAAGTTTATCGTAATCTTTTAACAAGTTGTTTCTTCCTTAGTTCAATTTTAATTCGACTGGTCTCTTTCGATCGCATTATAGTTAGCAAAGTAGCCAAACGTCCCATACAAATTACTGCATCGTTTACATCTTTGATTCCGGTTGGCCACTCTGGCATGCTTACACTCCAACCTAGCTCAACAGCACGTTCTACCAATCGCATGCCCGGTACATCTTGATCTGGCACAACAACCACTTCTCGTTCAAGGCTTCTTACAAGTCTAGCCTGTGCGTCATTTATGTCTGCATGTAACACAGCCACACCATTGATGCTGAGTGCATCAAATACTCCTTCTACCAGGATCACTGTCTGCCAGTTATTCCGTTGTAGGTCTGTGCCAAATACATATCCTGGTTGTATATCTTGGATATACTTGGGTGTCCTATCGTCTAAGAATCTTGTGGTGTGTCCAACTATCTGCCCTTCGTAGGTAAATGGTACGACGATTCCAGGCCGTGTGCCTCGCTTGGACAGGTATGGATAGTCTAACATAATACCTCGCTTGGTCAAATATGCTTGGGCTGTGTCTGTTAGTTCTTCAGTGTCGGCTGGTAAATCGCATTCTTCAAATTCTATCTCAGCAGGTCTAACAGCCTGTTGTCGTTCATTCAGTATGCCTTCGATATTCCTATGTCGTAAACTTTCAAGATTGATACGTTCGATTTCTTCTTGTGGCACATTCAACCAGGTCAACAACTTGCGAGCTTTGAATGTAAGTGTGCGACCAAGTACAAAACTGGCAGTGTATTGACAATTGAAACAGTGGAAACTCCAGCCTTGGTCTGTGTTTTTTATACCACCACGCTGTCGTCTATCAGCAGATTCACTGTTGTGTACGCAACAAGGGGCATTGAAACTGATCCAACCACCAGAGGTCTGTTTGCGTTTTGCAGGTAAGAAAGCGATCACATCAATCATGCTTTATTATAGCATGTTTTTTGGCTTTTACCTATAGAAAAGGTCCACTACATAACCAGTACTGATTACCACCATGGCACCTTGATTATTAGGAGGAACTGGATAATACGGTGTATTGATTCCAGCATTTGGTGCCAACCAATATCCTGAACCACCATTGGTCACTGTGATACTTGCTATTTCACCTGCACCACCAATCGTGGCAGTGGCTGTTGCGCCAGCACCTTCACCAAGTATGCTGATTTTTGGTGGAGCTAGATAGCCCGATCCAGCATTTTGTACCTGTATTGATGTGACCACACCGTCTTCGCAGATGGCATAGGCCTGTGCTGGTATACCGTTTCCACCTGGCACAGCAAAGATACTGTTGTTGAAACACACACGCACCAAAGGATGCCAACCAACAATGTTGAGGTAAATGGTACCAGTACGATCAAGATAGGTAGTGCTTTCAGTCACATTGAATGGCACGCTTTCGTAGTCAGCAGCCGCTTGGGCCTTGATCGTGCCTGTGTAACCATCCAAGGTCATCTGTACTGTGGTTATGCCCTGCGTGGGCTTAACGAAACTGCTGTAAAATTCAGTAAGGGCAAAACTGTTCCAGTAATTGGCGCCGTTGGGATTGCCATTCCAGTAATAGTCTCCGCCAGCATTGCCAAAACTGGTGCCATCAGCTGATCCCTGGGCACTGAGTTTGGTAGTTGGTATGGTAAGTGGGCGGCTTGGAACATATTGTGGTAACACACTATCCACCACATTAAGCGGTGCACGACTGCCCGACTGTGCATCAACGAATACCGGTTCTAAAAGATTTCCACTGGCTCTAGTGATACTATAATAAGCAGGTTGGGCCAGTAATTCCAATAACTGACTGGATAGTAAAGTAACTTTGGCACGGCCAGTTGCGGCATTAAGGATCACCAAGGGTTCTTCTAACAACACAGTAGTTCCTTCAGTGTTGATTACACGGAATACAAAACTGCTGCCAGTGATGTTGACGGGTTTTTCATTTTGATTGATAAACTCAAACAACAACACATTGTCGATGCCTTTGTTTATGGTTAGGACTTTTGCGTACACGGGATTATACCTGTAAGTGAATGTAGAACCAGCACCGGTATCTATGCTCAGGACCTGGGTTATTTGTTGATATAGATATAGGGTAGTTGAGTACATACATACTATTTAGCGACAGTGTCATCCGGTGACTCATTCATTTGGGTTGGATTCATTTTTGGTAAATATCTCGTGATCAATTTATTATATAATATTTATGGGTAACGATATCTTTACCAAACTCGCTGACAAGTACCCTTTCATCTCCCTCTGCGTCTACGCCACCACAGAATACGTAGGAATCATACAAAATCAAGATGAAATTGTGACTACAATTTACGATTTTGGTAGCATACTGGATCTTGAAGATAAACGGCGTTTTTTAGAATTGGCAAACATTTGGTGGTGGGAAAGCAACAGGAGTATACCCATCAACATATTCCTTAAAACAGAATGGGATCAGTTCAGACCCACCTTACGCACTTTTATCAACAAAGATTTAGCTGTACTACATGGGCCTGTTTGTAGTTTACTTGAAATGGCCCGTAAAAAATCCAAGCGTAAATCGATCACGCTGGTACGACGTCTTGACTGAGCAAGTTAATGTGTAATGCTACTAGTGCCGCATAGCCAATAGCATGGGCTTTTTTAAAAACAAATCCTCGAGAATCATCACCATCCCAAACTGATTCAAATACTTCTGTCCAGGGCTTGTTTTGTAAGTGAGCTTTGCCAGGACGAATAATACTAATAAATGCAGCCATTCTAGGTATCGAGTCTGGTCTCATAGTGTTTAATAACTCTGTGTAATTGCCCACATGCACCAGTTGCTGTGCCCAATCCGTATCCGTCCAAAGACGTTGCCAATCTGGAGATTGATCTAACATGGCTTGATAATGTTCTGGACTCTTGATCAGTTGATACACTGTCATGTTTAATAGATCTATTTTAAAGTATCCACGTGTTTCTGCTGTTTCATAATCTATAGCAGCACACTGGTTGATAGGATTGTACGGTATGTCTGTGACATACACACCCGAGTTGTGTCGGCGTATCTGTCCCTGGTGCACTTGATGTGCTGGTGTGGCCTTGATAAGTTTTAAAACTTGTTCTCTGTCAGCAAAGTCTAAATCAATATCTGCGCTCATTACCAACCGGCCTTTTGTAATATATCTCTAGCATACTCTTGATCTGCTGGATAGTCCCGAAATTTTTTCTGCCATATGTCCGCATCAATGTAGGGCCATATCATGGCCACCTGTGTGGCATCTAGTTCACCTAGGAATTTTTGACCCGAATCACTGTTGTAGATTACCCAAGGGCTCACTCGTCCAGTTGTGACAGCATACACCATGCTGTTGGTATTGCCATAACGGAGACAATGTTCAGGTGGATTGCCAGTCTTCTCATTCCAGTCTAGTCCAAACTCCATGGCACGAGCCAGGGCATCATTGACATTTTCTACTTGTAAATAACCTATTAGATATTCAGTGTATACGGTGTCGCGACACCAATGATCAATCTTTTTATTTTGTTTGAGCACCCATTCCACAAATCTTGCTGGATTGACTGCACGAATATCTACACAGTAGCGGCCAAACTTTACAAAGGCACGGTAATAGGCGCTTTCACAAAAGTCATCAAATGTTTTGAGACGTGCTGAACCTTGTGTGAGTTCATAGAACTTGAGATAGGCCTGGAATCCCAATCTGACTCCAGCTTCGTTTTGTTCTTGCCTACGGCGACGTGGCTCGCAACTGTGTACAGCCAGGCTTGCTTCTTTCACAAAGTCTTTTTTACAGTACTGACAAGTGTTCATTCGCCCTGCGGTTGGAAGTGTCTGGTTAGGTTGTTTTGTTCTATATAAGGTTTGATATCTTGTCTGTGCATGACCGAGCCAAACACCGGTGCCAACAAAGCCATTTCAAATGCCGTGATGTCTGGTTGTGGAGCATAGCGCCATCCGCCAAATACGATTGCTTTGTGTTCGGGAAACTGTGCTACCGGTTTCTTTTTAAAAAATCCCATCATTTTGTTTTCTCCTGTCCTAATTCTCGTAAGTATATATCAATTTCTTTCTTGGTAGTTATCTGCGCCAATAACGCTAGTTCATCATCTTTTAAATGTGGAAATAAGTCGGCTAACTGTTTGCGCATACTACCTGCACCGGGTTCTTTCTTTTTGGGTGCAATCCAGTTGTGTCTAAAGTTGCCCAGTCCAGGACTCACTGTGGTGGCCATTAACCACTGTAGTTTTTTATGCTGGGCAGTATTCACAGCAAAGAACTTTTTGTTCAAGCGTTCGTTAGTGGCAATCAAGTAAAACTCCTGTAGGTCTCGACTGCCCGACACTGAACTGCCGTAGCGTATCATCAGGAATGGACTGAACTTTTTGCGTTCTTCATCAGTGAGCTCATCAAAGAATAATCGATTCTTTGAATCAAACTGGGCCATTTCATTGCCAATACTAAGTTTGTCCATCGTCTTTACTCAAATGATATAGTTCTACTACACGATCCAATGCATCTTGTAATGTGATATTGTCTCGAGCTTCTAACCTAATTTTATGCCATAGCTGATCATCTCTTAGCGCATTCAGCATTTCTTGGCGTTCATGTCTGCCGGGATTGTTAGGATCAAAATCCCAACCTATTTCTTTTCTTGTGCCGGGATCTGCACCAAACTCTCTAGCATACACAGTATCGCCATTGCGTTCGTATATGTATTTTACTCCAGGTGTAAGTGTACCCATGTTACCAAGCCTTGTTATAATCTACAATTTCACAGTTACGACTGATGTCTTTGACAAAGTACACACAGTCGGGTCTGTCACCTTCACTAACTGGCACACACAACATCTGTCCGTTTTTTAGTTTAGGAGCATACCAGGCCATCTCTTGATACACATCCACAATTTCAATATCCAAAAAGCTGGGACGGAAACTGGTAAGTGGATTGAACTGGAATGCCTTGAATCCTCTATCATTGATGGCAGTAAGTGGTAACACTTCCAGGTCACCCAGGTCAGGTTCTCCAATCAGGATCTGCCAATCCACAGGCATGCGTATTCTATTGTCGCCAATTCTTAATACCAGGGCAGGAGCATTGAAGCTTTCTAAAAAGATTAGCGGAATGTAATGATAATCTGGATCTTGTGGATTTGAATTGTCCAGAATGGCAAATCTCATATCATCCACTTCTTCAGGAAGATGATCAAGATCGAATGCTGTGTTGTCTAAGGTTAGTATTTGCATAGTTGTATATTACAGTAATTAAAGGTAAAAGTCAAGCCCATTTAGCAGTTTGTTGAACAAGCAGATCAAAAAATTTCTTGTGTGCAGTGGGTGGGTTATGATTGATGATTCTGGTTCCAACGCCATCGGGCATGTCCCAAGGTTGTGTGCCTTGCCAGACTGGGAATCCCGACCAATCAAAATAGAACAACGGGCCTGGAATAAACAAATACGGAATACCAGCACGATCAAGTTCGCGTAGTCCGTCTCGAATGATATAATAGTTGCGTCGATCTTCTATGTCAAAGTTGTGTACATCACGCAGGTATTGTTTCACAGTGTCTTTTGTTGTGCTATCTAAATCGGTATAGCTGTGCTCGATCACGTTGTTGAGTGTGTCACTTATGATGCAGGCCTGTGCGGCATTGACCCATTGTTCACTAGCGGCATGATAATTTCTGTAGTGGATTAGATCCAATCTGATGGGCAAGTTTTGACTGTAGGCCTTGCCCGCGACGTCGATACGGTCACTACTGGTTGCACCCACTATGACATAATCAGCATGATCCTGTATGGCACGTTCTATCTGTAGATGTATGCAGAAGTTGGTGGCTCCAGGTCTGGCTAGACTCACATGTTGCCATCCGCGATGGTCGGCATACTGATCCAGGAAACTGGGTTGGTCAGGCCAGCGAGTGTCTGTACTCATGAAACTGCACCCTAGCGAGTACACCGTTGTCATTTCCATTCCAGTTTTTCTTGGGTGAATGGATAGCTGGCTTCCTTATAAAATGCTTTGCGTTTGGTCAAGTGTCGTTTGGCAAACTTGCAAGTGCTGGTCACGTCCCAGATTTCCACGTGGTCTTTGTCTTCGGCCTTGCGAATACCCCGCCCGATCGATTGGATAACACGGACAAAGGATTTACCCGGTTCAATAAGCACAAGATTGAATATCCTAGGAATATTGATACCAACAGCAGCAATGCCATAGGTAGCAATAATAATCTTACCACTACTGACGCTAATCTCATCGTATTCATCTTGTCTCGCCTTTGCTTTGGTTGCTCCTGATACAAACACTGCCGCTTCGCCCAACAGCGCGGCTAGAGCATGTCCTGCGGCCACACGGTCTACCAAGACTAGTGTATTGCCTGTTGCGTTTACCTGTGCTATCAGGCCAGCCATGGTCTTTAAGCGATCGGGTTCTTCTAACAAGAACTTCAGTTCGCTTTGGTAGTTGGTAAACTCAGCATGGTCTACCAACTGTACCACATTCACATGGCACTGTGCCAACACACCACGATCCTGTAGTTCGCTGGCACTGAGCTGATTGATAACTGGACCAAGACTACACTTTAGTGCTTGAAATTCGTAGGGTTCCTTGGGCACAGTTCCTGTGAGTCCCCAGCGCAATGGCACACGGCTCATGACACCAGTCAACAAGGTTTTCAATGCGTCGGCCTTGGCCATGTGTACTTCGTCAACGATAACACATACTACATCTTCCAGGAACTCTTGTATGGTGACATCGCCCACGCTGTTCTTGGTATTCTTTAATAGCACATTCAGGCTTTGCCAAGTACAGATGGTATGCTGGCGACCAAACTCTTTGCGGTCTCCAAAAAACACACCCACATCCTGTTGCATGTTGATGTAGTCTTTTTCGGTTTGCGTAACCAGACTTTTGTTTGGAACAATAATGATGGTACGCCCATGTGGTGCTACGGCATTACTTAGTGCGGCTGTGATAACAGTCTTACCAGCACCAGTGGCTATTTCCTGTATGCATTGTGGATTGGATAAAAAATTATTGATCACTTCCACTTGGTAGTCACGCATGACCATGGGCTGGCCTTCCATGGGGTGACCTTTGCCCCATGCAATATGACTGAATGTACTTTCTGTTACCTCTTGGAATTCAAATGTAGTGCTATACTCTCTTTGGTCATCCAGTTCAATGTCATAGTTAAACTTTTCTAAAATAGGGATAATCTCGGGCAGTAGGTTTACATAACTGCTACCGCCTAATTGGAAGTAACTGACCTTGCCATCCCATCGGCCTAGTCTAACTGCAGGAAGATATCTGGCGCCTGGAACATCGTATTTGAATGCGTTTACCAAGGCACGGCGAGCATCAAGTTCTAAACCTTCTATCTTGACGTTGACTTCATCACGTATGATTATCGTAGCTGTTCTCATTGTGTTAGTATAGCATACTTAGCACGACAAAGTCAAAAAAACAGGCACCTAAGTGCCTGTTGTAAAATGGACAGTATTGCTACTGTCCAGGAGCTACCGGTTATGCATTGTTCATACATGTTGATGCCGCAAGTGCCTTCCAGTTGGTGCTGGATACCTTGGTCAAGTCTGCAATCTTGAGTGCCATACGCAGGCTCATTTCTCTCAAGCGGTTCTTGTTAGCATCCATGAATGCTAGTATCTCTTCACCTTGTTCGGGTGTGAAATCATAGTCCTGGAACAAGTCGCCTTTACGGAAGATCTGTTTGATACGCAAGAATCTGTCACGTTGCGTGTTCAAGGTAAGATCCAGAAAGTGACAACGACTCTGCAGGGCCGCCAAATGGTCTTGTAGCTTCTTGCTTTTGAGATTCTGGAACTGCAAGTTGGTGATAAAGATACAGGCACCTTTGAAGTCAAAACAGTCAGGAACACCTTCACGTCTTAGCATGGCACTATCGCTATTCCAATAAATCCTACGCTTCTTGCCCGAATCCAGGGCCGCTTTGAGAATATTCAAGCTCAGGTCATCTTGGAAAACGCTGTCACAGTCATCGAATACCAACACATTACATGGATCCGAACTCTTGTACAAGGTACAGTATAACCCAATCGGGGTCATTGCACCCTTGATAATTTCATACTTGATTCTACGTCCAGCCAACTTGTCAAAAAGACCTGACTGTTCTAGTTGTTTTTCTACTCCGTAACTCTTGCCAACTCCAGGAGGCCCAACCACGATCATTGCTCTAACATCGCCAGCAATGGTGGCCTTGGTCATTTGATCCAAGATATCGAAGCGTTCGCCGATACGGGCCATTACTTCGTCGTCAGTCTCTACAGGAGCGACTGTTTTAACTACTGGAACGGCTGTTGCTGTGTCTCCTCCTACAAACTCTACATCTTCAATGCTGTCTACCTTGACCCGAACTACGTCAAAATCTGGGCCAAAATAACCATCACTGTCTACTGTTACAAAACTACCTTTGGTACCAGTCTGTAAACCTTTTACTAGGGTAAATGCTACATCTCTTACTGGTTGATTACGGTATATTCCGTTTTTAATATTGACTTTACTCAATTTTCTGCTCCTGTTTAGTTACTATACTACTATTATAACAAATGGTGTATTTCTGGTCAACCACTGTATTTTACGGTTTTTGCAGTGTTGCATAAAAACAACACTCCGTAACTACAAGGTCTATAGCACCTGATTTCATAAAGCTATTATACCCTAAAACGCATTTGTGGTCAACCATAAAAAACCCTACTTAGTGTAGGGTTATTCGCGTCTTTCAATATCGTCTTCGTCGCAGGCTTCACCATATTGTATTTCTACTACACGACATGGCACATCAAAAGGATTGTACAATCTGTGCCATTGGCCCACTGGTATATGTTGGAATTCGTGTAATTCTCTGGTTTGTTCATGATCACCTAAGTCAATCATGCATCGACCTTCGGATACATGCCAGTGTTCTGCTCGTCGAAAATGACGTTGCATACTGAGGCTTTTACCGGGCATGACTGTGAGTTCTTTTACTTTGGTGCCAGCTACTTCGTGTAGCACACAGTAATATCCCCATTGACGTTCGGTCTTCATTACTGATGCCCCATATACTGTAAACTTTTATCCAGCCAGGCTACTACCAAGTCTTGCTGTTTGAGAAATCCATTGGACTGTACACTACGTTCAGCACTTTCAGGTACGAGTCCCTGTTCAGCCAATTGATACCAAGTGGTTGTTTTAGGATCCTGCGGTGCAATTTTGCTTTTATAAACTACAGCATGGATCCAGGGATCCTGTATGTCTTTTTGAAAGAATCCAGCTCGACAATCCCAACCTGACACAGCCAACATGTGAATGAGACTGACCATGGTATGGTGATAATAGCATCCAGGTGCCTGTGTAAAATCTTGTTTTCCACGGAACAGATTGGTAGTCTGCGGAACACCAATGTAGAGCATGGCACCTTCACTGGCCACCTGCCACCAATTGGCCAAAGTGCCCAAGGGGTTTACGCAGTATTGAAAACTGTCATGGCTCCATAATACATCATATTCCAAACTGTCGTGACACAACCGCATGGGTGTTTCAAAGTCACTTTTATAATAACTCACGTTGGAGTATGTGTCCACCATTGGAAATTCATCAAATTGATCCATGCCTATGCATTTGATATTTAACGGTTCAGGATTGTCATCTCTTGTGGTCCTGGTTGCCCACCACTCTAGATCCAGTCCTTTACCGCATCCTAAATCAACCAGGGTGTTAATACTAGACATAAAGTCATCGTACTCGTACAGTTGGTTTAGTACATATTGGCTATGCTGGTGACTCTGTTGTGCGCTTGAAAATGTCATACTTGTATATCCTCCATTCCGGCTGCTCTAAGGCGTACCACATGCCCGAGCATAAAATTCTTACTCTCGAATGCTTTAATTATGCCTAAAAATTTATTGCGTAATAAAGCTACCTCGTTGATCAAGGTTTCAAAGTCAATGACTTCGTCTTCCCCGTCTACGTACTTTTCAGCGTCTCGGCTGGTCAAAGCACGGGCATATCCTTCCAGGTACTTTTGGAAGTGTTTACGACGGATCTTTCTCAACTGTATGTTGAGATAATTGAGCACAGCTTCAATCTCTTGCAGTTGATTGAATCTGTGTTCGGTAATACCGGGCAAATTGGTTATGTTTTTTTCAACCAGACCGCCCACTTGGCATTCCTTTTTGGCTGACAGCAATTCCTGTTCATAATAGCTTATGAAGTCAGGAATCGCACCAAGATCTGAAACGACTCGACTATACCACATTTGTCTGTTCCTTTGATAAGTTATTACTCATTGAGCCAATTAATAAAATGTGCAGGGAAAATTTGCAAATCTAAATTTCTAATTTCAACAAACCTGGACAGATATTTACATAACTTTTGTTTTTGCTCTAGCGTGTATTCTACTGAAATGGTATCTAGTAAATCTGACATAGTTGATTGATATAGTAGTTTACTTTCTGGGTCTAATACACTGGCACTCAAGTAATCTGGATCGGTACATAAATTAACTAAATCTTGCTTGGTGCCAAACTGTTCTCGAAACTTTGCTAAACTATGTATGGTTAAATTGCTGACTACCGTACAAAATCTGTAGTTAAATTTTTGTTGTATCAATTCTAAATTTTTTAAAAAATTATTCCAAGTATTTCCGTATCTATTAAATTCATATAGTTTATCTATATTTTCAGCACTGACTGTAAAGGTTACTGTGCCAGGTAATGCGTCAAGAATTCGTTTTAACCGTTTGGAATCAACACCAAGTCCTGTAAATATATTAACCGGTTGAGGTAAACTGGTAACCAATTGTTCTAGTCCGTTGTATAGGAACGGTTCCCCACCTGTAATCACAATTTGATCGGCTGTATTAATATTGCGTATTTCATCTATAATTAATTGATATCCTGGGCTAGATTTGATTGCAGTCTGTCCTAATTTTAAAACAATACGGTCATTGGTGTTAATTTGAAAACGATTTTCATCCAGGTACGGTCCGTTTGTGTTTATATCACGCAACCAAGCTGTACTATATTGTTTGGTGCAATAGCTACAAGTTAAATTACAATCACTACCTAAGTTAATATGCAGAGTAGTTGGAGTAGCCTTTACATCCAAATGAGTGCGGGAGTCTGACAACATTTTGGTACGACGACTTGGTAATCCAGCTCGTTCAGCCTTCCAGCAAGTGTCTTCACAACTTGCGACCAATTGATTATCTAACATCTGTTGTCGTTCACGTTGTAGATTGGGAATATTAAACAGTTGTCCTGGATTATTACGCAACCAAGATAGATCTATTTTTTCAGGTGTAGCTGCACAACAAGAAGCAATAGAACGTCTTTCCGGTTCAACTGTCATCCACCAAAATTTTTGTGAACAATAATATTGATTATCAATAATTTTCGTACTCGTCATCCTCGTCGTCATGCAGATCTTCGTCGTCTTCTTCGACGGCATGATCTTTAAGATAACTGGCCAAGGCACGTTTGATATCTGGATCAGTTTTAAACACTGATTTAATTTCATCCGCGGCTCCGTCATTGTCA